CCGAAATTCCAAGGCATGACGAGGCGCGCGTACTGCCGATAAGTTTCATCCGACCCCTCGGACTGCGGCCACTGCTTGATGCCGCACCACCCGTACTTGAGACTCTCGAATACGCCCCGTCCATACAAAATATCGGTCGATGTCCGATCCCATTGACGTGTGAGCTGCATTGCCGCGACGCGCGCCCGATCCAAATCCTGCCTCGGGTGCATGCGGTCGTAATCGATCGTGAATTTCAACTCGACGGGGGAGAAAATGTGCGCGGCGATCCGGGAAAGATGGGGGTCAATCTTGTTGATCAGCGCCTTGTTGCCGTCATAGCGGCCGGTCTCGGCGATCTGATTGAGGCTCATGTAATAAGCGGACCGTGAAGCCGACGACACCCGGCACTGCTCGACCATGTCGCGGGCGAATTGGAGAAGCTTGTTGTAGTCGGTGGGGACCGTGATCATTCCCAGATCTCCGCATTGTGCAAAGCCGCTTTCACGGTATCTTCCCAACACGGCTCATTTGCAAGGGCTGCGCGACACGCGCCCGCCAGCATAGAATTTCGCTCGCTTTCATTTCCTAACGGATCGTACCACACCCATCCATTATGCACATACGCCAAGGACAAGGCTACTAACAACGCATCAGCCTCTTTTCTACCCATGTCGAAATAGACGTCTGAATCAGTTTTTTGGCACAAACTGATGCGTTGACCAGTCGCGCTCGCATCAGCATAAACGGACTTACCATCTCTACTCTTGAATTCTCCATACCCAGTGCTCATTTCATGATGCTTTCGTACAGCAACCGATCAAAATTCCTTTTGGTAATTGCGTACACTTCCTTAAGATGTGGCGGCACGTCAAAAAACGACTTCTTAGCCCGCCACTTGGCGGCCTTACGTAAACTACCTAGCGCATAATCGGGGCGGCCGTCGGCAATATGACGCGCAGCATTTGCATCGTGCCTCTCAGCATTGGATTCAAAAAAAGCTTCGATTGACTGATAGTTCGTTATCACCGAAGGTAACCCTTGCTCATGTACGATGCCTGCAACACGGCGTCCGCCTTTTCCGCATGCGCAGATGTCAAAGCCGTTCCCACCTGTGCGCCCCGGCGCGGCAAAATCGACCCAGGGACGCCTTGAGCGATGTGTCCCGTAGCAGCACCGGCCGCATACTCCATCGCGATCGAATTATGATCCGAACCAAAGCCGACATGCGCATTGGGATTTCTCGCCCGCATGGCATCCATGTGCCTGGTCAGGTCGTTAACCACCGGCATGGCAGCGATCTCGCCCTGCTTCATATTGTCGCGGAGATTGGTAATCTTGAGATCGGCCATGTCGGAAGCGTCGCAACCCGCCATCTCGGCGGCCTGATAAACCCGCTCCTGGGACGCCTTCTCCACCGCCTTGTAGACGCCGTCCGAGCAACGCGTCGAGAAGCTCAGGATATTTGGCATGACGACGTCATCGTCAGCGCGATCGTGCCCTACATAGGCCCCGCATTGCGGGCAATCGGACGGATACGCCTCAGTATCGGCGAGCCACCGGAACTTGGTCCGGCAAGCAGGGCAACGGATGACGACGGCCATCAAGACTCCATAATGGTTGAGCGGATCAGCGGCATTGTGACGGTAAAGAACCCCACGTATGAAGGCCCCGCATCCCGCCTTCCGTTGTCGGACCTCCGCTCCGGCCCTCATTATCCGGCCGACTAATACCTCCGAATCAACACTTCCTCGATTGCTGCCCGACGCTTCACAAGCATGATTTTCAGCTCCTCATCTACACTTGGCGGCACCTTCGTATCCCCCGAAAGCCAACGTCGCACCGTACGATCGCTGACCGATAGCGCCTTCGCCAACTCAGTCTGCCAACGAACCCCAAACAGCAACTCTCCGAATTTGCGCAGGCGATTCGACACCATCGACGCCTCCGACCTGTTACAGGCCGCCGAAGCCAGTAAATTGACCTTGCACCATCAGTGAGTTAACCACAACTTTATCCATATGAGTCTGGCGTGGAGACCCGTTCCACAGTTCTTCCCGATTTTGCACCAAAGTGCTGACTTTAACACCGCCAATTTCTTGCAACACCCATGGCGGATTCTTAACAACCTCTTGCACCGCTACCGGCACCGCAGCAAGCAAACCGAACAACGTTCTACGATTCAGCACCTCAATACCTCCGACCCGTTCCGTAGCGCCAAGCGGCGCGATTCGCTGCGATCGCAACCTGCCGGCGCCCCGCCTGCTTGGCCGCAAAAAACGTCTCCAAGCTATTCTGGTTGAAAAGCGTCACCTGGTCAACTATCGAAAGCCGCTGCCGGGATTCCTCCGCGGCGCGGGTGCGCCGCTCGCCGATCAGCCCCTGGCGAATCTTGGTCATCCAATAATAATTGGCAAGCGCCATTGCAACCGCCCGGTCGTCACGCATCGACGACGGCGCCCCGATCGAATCGCCCTCCCGCGAGATCGACCGCATCTCCTCGATCAGATCCATGGATCGGATGCGCAGCTTGCCATTGGACGCGATGTCGCGCAGCTGCTCCATGATCGTGATCTTCAAACGTGTATTCGTAAGCCAGTGATAATTATACCCCGGCCCCATCGAATCCGGACGGGTGTAAATATAAGTCTTGACGTTCTGAAACAGATTCATGAGCCCGCGTTCTTCCAGCGGCTTCTGAACATAAGTCGCGTTCTCAATGTAGAACTTCAACGCCTTTATTTCGTTGTAGACGGCGGTGCCGGGACCGTTGAGTTCGAGGATGTATCGGATAACGGCTCTAGGACTAGCGCCGTACCATCCCAAGATAGCCGCCAAGGTCCATGCAAGATGACGTGTTGTTTGGAGAGGCCAAGCGTACTCAGCAACTTGGTCGACCCCGTCCGCATAGCATCGAAGGATTTGAATTGCAGAATTGCAGTTGTTCTCGTTTTCTCCATAGGCGGGATCGACTCCTGCGACATAGACACCCTCCGGGGCTGGTTCTTCCCACACCTTCAACTCGGTCGACCGGGGATTCTCCGACCGGTAAATTTTCATGTCGGCGAACTCTTCGCCAGCCAGGAACATAAAAGACTTGAACTTGCGACTGACATGCTTGTTCGTCATGTCGGTCAAGTCGGCACCGGCAAAAAATACCGATCCCGTCTGCTGCCAAGCCTCCTCTTCCGTCCAGGCCTGCTCGGCAAGCATGATCGTGTCGTCTTCCTCAACAGCCGAGTCGTTCTCGGCGTTCACCTCGGGATTCACCTTCTTGCGAATCCAAGCCAGCTGCTCGGGCGTTATGACGTGGCCGTACTGGTCCCTCACTGCCTTGATCCGAACCGCCTCTTCCGTCGTCGGTGGGGCGAGTCCATACAATTGAAAATCAGCATGCTCTTGGGGGATGCTCTGGCTAGGCTTCGAAAACCAGCCGAGAAATAGACACTTGCAATGATGGGGGTCGGCCTTCGCTTTATCCCACATCGTTTTCCACATATTGTAACCGCGGGCGGTCGACTCGTAAATGTAAAGCCGATCCGGATGCTCGTCGGAAAACGACTGTTCCAGAGCTTTTATGCCAGTAGGATTTTCGTACGAGCAAAGCTCGCTGAGATGCGCGACGGTCAAACCCTCGGAGCGGCCCAGCGTACCGCTGGACTTGCTCTCCTTGACGCCGGCCGACATGAAGAGGATCACCGACTCGTTCATCAGGGTCAGGCTCTCGCGATTGCCCGACCCGGTCCCCTGAACTTCCGGAAAGCGCAGGCTGCGCGGCAAGTTCTTTATGAGCGTGACGAGCTCCTTGCGCGCGCTCTCCTTGTGGGGACTTGTGTCGAAGATCAAAGCGCCTTTGAGACCGTCGTGGATGCCGACGTAGAACGCGATCAAGGCGCGGACGATCGTCGAGATGCCAAGCTGCCGGCTCTTGAGGCAATAAATGTGATGGATGTCCGCTTCCAGCGCGTCAAAGACGGCCGTTATGAACTGCATCTGCCCGTCGTAGAGATGCTCGCCGAGGCAGATACGCCCCTTATCCTTGCTATTTACACTTGTCTTATCAAGAAACTGGTAAAAAGCCTTTTCTACTCTATCTCGCTTTTGTTTCGACCAGCCTGCGGCCACGCGTACTCCGTTGGTCTGCTGCATCAATCGCTTCTAACAAACTTTGACCCCGGCGCAAACGCGACTGCGTTCGCCCATGGGGGATTTTTAGCCGGCGGCAAAGTTGTGTCAACGTCTGTTTTTTCCCTTCGTACTCCACGATGACATTACCTCGACGATTGTTACACTGCTCGGACTGCGTC